ACACATAAGGATGTACATAGTCTCATCAAACGCACGTGGGCTGTCCACAGGTACGTATGAGCAGTTGTATCCACCTACGTGGCAGCGGTCTAGTGCTGGCCCTGAAGTCATCAATGCCCTCATGCTAGGCATGATAGCTTGACTAAGTACTGCCTCTTCTAGCTCACCCCTCAGTGAATCAGGAAGCTTATAACTAAAGTTAGCACCAAGATGCCCTTCCATATAATCAAAGTATCTAGTGACAGTTTCACCCCATGTCTCCCTTCGTTGCTCATCCTCTTTCCATCTTGCATATCGGGAAAGAGCAATAAAGTTTTGGTAGTCTGTTGGTAATTGGTTGCTTCTCATTTTACTACTCCATAATAGTTCTAATTGTTTTGATGTCAGCACCGTCTACATCGTAGAAGTATTCACGTATGCCATCTTCTATCTCCTCACCTACCTGCCCATCAGCAGGTATAGGATATTCTTCTTCATCCACGTCTATGGTAATGAACAGTTTAACTCTTGCCATCTGCCATTACCTCTTCAATCAACTTGTCTAAATACCACTTGGCCTTCTGCAAATCCTCTATAGGTTTATCCTTGTAATCAAATCTCCAGAGGTACTTCATAATGTTACCCTGCAGGTAGTATCTGAACCCCTTGTCAGTGGCAGCAGAGATAGCATGGATACACTCAATGCCTGTCTGATTGTAGTGTGGTGGACTATTGACCATATCAACACTGCCCCAAGGCCGTTTACCTGACTGTTCTGATTCTTCCATCAATTTCATATATGCTTCATGTCTACTCATGCTGAACCCCCTGTCTTTGTGTTAAAGTTAAGATGTATTACGTTGCCATCATAGGTTTTTTCTACACCCGATTTCTCTTCTAGTTCTACATCAATATCCATCTCTGTGTCAATAACTTTTGTTACATATTCATGTACAATATTACGCAGTTCTTCTACTTCTTCCATGACAGGTACAGAAGCACACATCATCTTAGTAAAATGCATTACATTATAATAGTCTTCATCGTCTAATGGGTTATCTGGCATAGCCATTATAGATATGTCAACTTCACCAGACCACCTACCCTCATCATTAGAGAATGGTCTGACACGGATAAGGAAATCTTCCTCATTTACTTCACTAGCTAGTTTCTCCATCATGTCCATGCTTATCTCCTTTTCACTTTTGTGCCACCAAACTTAATAAACTTTGGATGCTTGTTCTTACCCTTCTCCTTCAACCAATCTTCAGGAATAATCCTGTCGTAGTATCTAAAGCCATACTTAATACACCATTCACCGTAGGTAGACTTAGCACCCTTACGTAGTTTACGTCTGCTACTTTCAAATACGAAACGAATATCTAATTTAGGATGTTGTTTCTTGATAGCAAGATGCTTGCGTCTGTCTGCTGCGGTGAACATACCCTTTGTTTCAATGATGATTCCATTGGACAGCACGAAGTCAGGTGTATAGGTTCTATATGCTAGGTCTTCCCACTCAATTTTGACTTGCTCATACAGAAAATCAATCTTCTGCTCCTTGAGATAGTCAGATACCTTGAGTTCAAGACCGCTGCGATACCCATACTTACGTGCTGCCCTAAATTGTTTTGCGTTAGGCAATTACGCCACCTATATAACTTACTGTAGGTGGGTTCTTAGCCTGTGACTTGACTGCTGGGCGTTCTGTTAGATCAGACCAACAATCAAAACGATAAGAACAGAAACGACACCCATCATTAAGTATCTTATTACCTGTCTCCTTACCTCTAAACTTCTCTGGTACTGGTTCAAAGCATCTTTCAAACTTGTTCTCCTCTACTGTTGCTACTGTCTTGCTGATCTTATCTAACTCTTTGTCCATGTCTAGGTTGTCAGCAGGGACATACTTGAATTGACCATTGGCTTTGTTGACTACCCACCAACCACCAGCACGTTTGCCGGAAGCTTTGGCATAACCTGCAAGCTGTCCAACGTACCCGAACCCATCACCTTTAGCAAGGGTGTCGTAAGATTCAAACTTGTTTCTGTATGACCAGTCTGAAGCTGACTTAATATCATCCACTGCATCGTTAATGACAATATCATATGACCCATTAATACGAGTAGCACCAATGTCAAGAGTGACTTTTTCAGTATCATTATATTTGACTCCTGCTTCTTTGAGAAGACCTTTGAACACCGCCTCAACGATGTCACCGATCATCATGTTCATTACGAATGTAGTTGGGAAGGGCAACGCCACCTCTGGCTTGTTCTTGTCATACCAAAGCTGGCAAGTAGGGCGACCAACATTTGACATACGCAAACGAAAGTCACCCCTTGCCTTACCACTCCCAAACTGACGAGTAATTGCATCAGCTACGTCATTGGCTACCTGCTTGACGGTAGTGTCAGACATAGTGGATGTGCCTTTGACAGCATTCTCCATATACTGATGCAATGCTAGTTCAGCGGGATGATTCATTACGCTACCTCATCTTCAAGTTCAATGTCAACGATACCATCAACGATTACTTCATCGTCTTCATCACTATGTGAGTTAGCTTTCTCAGCGTAAGTATTGATAATGTACTCGTTGTAGTTCTGTACCCAAGCCATGAAGTCACCGAAGCGATCCTGATCTTCTTGAGTAAGTTCCAGTGTCTTAGTAACGTCAAGCGTTGTAACTGGTAGGTAAAAGCTACTACCGTTAGGCAGCTTGCGTTCTTCTGTAGCTGAAACGATGTTGTGCTGCACTGGCAGACGCTTCATCTTGTTCAGTTTAGCAAAGACATTACCAAACTCTTTGAAGGCATCACGGTTCTCAATCTCCCAGATGAATGGTGTTGCATCTACCTCTACAGGATTACCGCTTGCATCCATAGGGTCAACCATCTCTACTGTGCCAAGCATTACTCGTACACGCTTGATCTGACGGATCAGTTCCTGTGTCTTCTCAGGTAGTGACTTCCAGTCAGCAATGTAACCTGCTGGCTTACCGCAGTTAAAGCCACCGTCATTATCTTTAAGATCAGTGTTCAAATTATCTGCCATCACTGTCTTAACATAACGGTTAGGTGATTGACCTGTAGCCATGACAAACTTCTTGTACATGAAACGCTGTAGGTATGGACGTAACTTTACAGACGAGGCATAGTAGGTGGGGCCATCTGGAATCTCCAGCTTATACATACCACCAGAGACAACTTCCATATTAACACGTTTACCTTTTACTTCAGCCTCACCCATGATAGGTGTGTGATGAATACGTAAACGAGCAAGTGTGCTTGCAGATTTCTTGCTGCTGTTGCCGCCCTCATTAGCGATGCCCATTGCTTTAGCCATAGCTGCGAAATTATTCGTATCAATTGTTGCGATTTCAGTCATGTTTATTAACTCCTTTTCAGTTGTAAGATGCATAGTTATATCAGGTTACGTCCTTGGTGTCAAGCCAATTCGGGCCTATCTTTGCCTCTAATAATAGAGGTACATTGAAGTCAACTCCCCACCGTAAAGTGATGAGTTCAGGTAGTGCTTTATTGGTAGCGTCTATGACATTGATTACCTGTGCTTCTTCATCAGGGTGTACGTCAATGACAATACTATCATGCACTGAGTTCACTATACATGATTGCATACCCTTTAGCAAGTCATCAATGTGCAGCAATGCAATAGGTACAATGTCTGCAGTAGCAAATGATTGCACAGGGTAGTTCTTAATCTGTGTAAAGTGTGATACACGCCCGGTAGATTTACGTACCACATCAGGGAACGCAAACTCACGACCACTAGGCGTGGTTATCTTTTGTGTGGCTATAGCTTCTTTAGCCAGTCGGGAATGCCAAGCGGCAACTCCTTGGTATTTGCTGTTGAAGTGTTCGTAGTAGGCTGCTTCTGCTTTTGTTCTACCGTATCCAGTAGCACCGTAGAGGGGGGCAAAGGTGTGCGCTTTCGCATCCTGCCTACTCGTAGGTTGACCAGCATCGGTAATAACTTTAGCGGTGTATGCATGTACATCAAATCCAGTAGATACTTCTTCAATTGCTACCTCATCCTGTGATAAATAAGCGGCAGTACGAAACTCAAGCTGCGCAAAGTCAGCTTCCATTATCTTACCACCATCGAATCGTGACACAAAGACTTTCTTTACAGGGAACGTACCGCCACGTGGCATGTTCTGCATATTAGGATCAGCACCAGAGAAGCGGCCTGTTGATGTGCGATGCTGAAGCAACCGTACATGCAGCATACCATCTTGCTTGGTGTATGTTCCAATGCCATCAACGAATGATGACAGGTAGGTATCGACAGCAGATAGCCGCCGTACCTTAGACAAGAAGTCAACAGCGTCAGTCATACCTCGTGACTTAGCTGCAGCCTCAAGTACCTCTAGGTTCTGCTTGCTAGTGGAGAAGCCATTGGCTGATGCCCATTTAGACGAAGGGGGCTTGAACTTGAGGCCAGCCATCGTACTGGTAGGTGACAAAGTATAACCAGCAGAATCACAAGCACTACACTTATTAGTTTTTGCAAAGGGTTCGCCATTCTTCTTGACCTTTCTTACATACCCTGTACCACCACAAGGGCGGCACTGTTCAGCTACTGTCTTATATATCTTCTCTGTACCGCCAGCAATGAGACTACGGAAGTCTGCATCTGCCATATATGGGTCAATAGCATTACCCCAATAGGGCTTGTCAATAACCTTGCGGCTATATATAACCCAAGACAATTGCTCTGGACTATTGAGATTGATAGGTGTATCACCCATCAACTTACGTACATGAGCCTGTAGGTCACTGGTAAGCTGCAACTTCTCTTGCTCAAACTCTGTACGCACTTCATCAAGCTTGCTAATATCTACAGCAAAGCCACGCTGATAGATAGCAGTCAAGCACTTAGCTACACGGTTAGTCAGTCGTGCAGTAGATAACAGACCTGCATCCTCAGTAGTGTTTAGTCTGTACCATAGCTTGTCAGCAAGCTGCTGAGTAGCATGAAGATCAGCAGATAGATACTCACACAATTCGTTGTATGGTATATCTCGTGTACTGTAGCCCTTCTTGAAGTACTCCTTCAAGGTATCCTGCTTCTTCGTATCTAACTCATAGCGTTCAGCACAAGCCTCTAGTGATAGTGGCTCTTTGATACCACGTTGCAAGACGTACTCAACAAGCATAGTATCAAACACTGCACCATCATACTTGAAGCCTGACTCCCATAGCCATAGCAAATCATGTGCCACGTTGTGACAGATGAGTACGGTAGCTTGGTCAAGGAACCATTGTACACGATCATGGTAGTCAGCTTGACTAGGAACGTCAGCATGGTCAAAAGGAAAATGCTGTTCATGTCCTTGGTCAGTCAATACGCCCACCATAGTCAATGAGTTGTTAGGCTCAAAGGGGTCAAGGTGTAGCTTGCCATCTCGCTTAGTCGTTGTATTCTCTACATCAAGTGTTAGTTTCATATCTGCCCATCCTTACTGTTCCTGTCATGTCTAGCGGTATCTGATAGAAGAACTCGCCAGACGTTATATATTTATTAGATACCTCAACTGGTGTCAAGTGTTTAATGTCATCAGACTTAAACATAATTGCAGAGGACAAGGGTTTATTCCAGATGAAGAACAAAGTAGGTGAAGTAAAGAACTTACTCTTTCGTTCTGGCAACTGTACTGTATCGAAAGGGAACTTGTCTGTATCCCATACAGTCTTTACCTCGCACTCAACATAGAACTTACCCTTGCTACCTTCGGCAATCAAGTCTTGCCCATAGGTATTAGGGTTCTCCCATATCTCATAGCCCTTAACCTGCATGTATTCCATAGTACGGATACGTGCTGGCTTGTCATGCTTACCATGTAAGGCTTCACTAAATCGTTTCCTCATCCCTCATACCTCGCAGTCTGATAGTTAAGTTCGCAGTTGACCATGCCATGCCAGCCATTCAGCTTGTTCTTGACAATGTTGATATGGCGTAGTGGACTTTCTTCTTCCTGCCCTTCTACGGTAGGTGACTTACCAATCAGTATCATCAGGTCAGCTTCAGCAGCCTTACCTGTACGTGAGCCTTCCATCATTGATTGGTTAAGCTGCGCACGACCTTCGGCATCGGCTGACAACTGTGACATATAAAATACAGCACAGTCATATGTCTTGGCAATCTGCCTAGCATAGATAGCACAAGCCTTCAGTGCCTCATCAGGTCTTGAGTATGAACCAGCCACACCAAACTTATCACCCATGTCTAGTACAAGGATGTCAGGCTTGTGTGTCTTACATACAGATTCAACCCATGCCATGTCACGACCACCAGCATCTTTGATCTTGATGTTGTTCATCACTGGTTCGTACTTGGCCTTGGCTGCACCAATGTTGTCTCGTACCTCACGTGCTGTCATACCAGCGGCAGCAGTCAGGTATCTAGCACCAACACGGTGTGTAGGTTCCTCATTACATAGGATGATACACTTAGCACCCTGATGTGCAAACCCACCCGGCGCAGCAATCAAGCTGGCATGGAAGGATGTCTTACCAGTGTTAGGTCTAGCACCTACTTCGATAAGCTGACCACCTGACACACCCTCAACCTTACGTGTAACTGATGGTATGTTGAATGACCACTTGGCTTCCAACTCAGCCTTCGCCATAAGCGTTTCAATGCTGATGTCATCCCACTCAATATTGAGGTTGGGAATGAAGTCATCACCATAACGCTCTAGCAGATCACGTAGCTTCTCAAGGGTAGCAGCATCACCATTGACCATATCAAAGCCAATGTTAGCAACGTCCTCGCCCACTACCTGTTGGAATAGCTTGGACAATACCTCTTGTGCTATGTCACTACCCATAGGCTGCTCACGTTTGATCTGTGCAAACAGACTTGAGTAGGCTTGCTTCTGTGCTGTAGTCAATGTGGGATTGTTAGACATGAACAATGCCTCAATCTCATCTGGTGTTACAGTACGCTCGTACCGATCCATAGCTGTGTCGATAGCTTCTTTAATCTTACGAGCATCCTTACTAAACAACTTCTGTGGACACTTTGATCCACGATGATCGTCATAAAAGGACTTGTCCATAAGGCTTCTAATGATTGATAATTCCATATAGGTTCTCCATATCTGTCGGGTTACGATATTTCAAATCGTCAGTCAGTCGTAGTACACGAACATCGTTCACGTGTCCACGTAATTCCTTTGCCATCTGCAAAGTCTTGGGTAGCGCATCGGGGTCTAACGCTATGATTGCTGTTGAGAACTGTGCGAGATACCCTTTATGCGCCTCTTGCAATGATGTGCCTAGAAGCGCAACCCCGACAAAGGAACCGTAACCAACAACGGCTGCACTCACACAGTCCTCAACAACTACTGCGACTTTACCACACCCAGCGGTGTAAGGCAAGCCACTTTTTCCATATCTTTTCCATTTAGGTAGGCGATTACCAAGTGAACGACCTGTCGCATCTACCATAACTCCATCGTGCATGACAGGAAATACCACACGGCTTTCCTTTACATCATACAACAAACCTAACTCATCTATGTCCAAGCCCCATGTGTCACACCATCTGTTCATGTATACATTCTCACGATGGGGTATGATGTATGTAGGTAACTCAAACGTACTGGCAGCAAATTCTTCTGCACCTCTGAAGCCTGACCGAATGTCATCGACTGTAAGACGTACACGATTACCGCCCTTGATACCACATGATACCTTGTAACAATTCCAGACAAGTGAACCCATGTTGTTGGTGACAGTGAATGTCTTGAGGCCACCACAGTTAGGGCAGTTCATACGTTTTGTATGCCCATTGGGTACATCTATATCACTTATAATGTTATATATATCCATATGTAATACTCACTTTCGTTGCGGCAGTTAAGTGCTTTTACCATGTGACTTCCTCATTGTCAATGCAGAATTTGCAGATGAGTAAGTATTTTTCATGTATGGTTTAACTGATTGTGGGTTAGTGTGTCCTGTAACCGACATGATTTGTCCCATAGGTACACCTGCCTCTACCATCTGTGTCGTACCAGTCCTTCGTAAGTCCATCAGCCGTAGTTCCTCAGACAGCCCAGCTTCACGCATGACTGCCCTTCCTGCTTTGGATAGGCGTTCCATGCTGTAAGGTTGGTACTGCCCCTGTACAGGCATTGTACGAGGAACAACGTACTGTTGAAAGCCAAAGTCTTGCTCTTGATGTATCAGCATATCATATAGGTCATCTTCTATGGGCAGCGTTACCTCTGCTCTGCGCTTTGATTGCTCAAGAGATAGCTTTCTATTTGCAAAGTCAAAGTTATCCCATGTCAACAGACGCATGTCGCCTAGTCGCTGACACCATTCGTATGCCATGTGTACTATCAGGCCAATGCTGCGCCATTCAAATGCACCATATGCAGTGTCAAGGAATTGACGCACATCATCTTCTGTCCACACAACCTTGCGTTGTGGTGGTGTCTTACGCCTGACACTGGCAAAGGGGTTGATCTGTGCATACTCCATGTCAATAGCATAACGAAACACGATGGATGACACAGTGCAGATGTGGTTGGCGAAGCTAATGCCTCGCACAACCCACTCTTCATAAGCGTGTTTAGCTTGCTTGCTAGACAGCTTGTCAAAGTTTACATCTCCAAAACTGTCACACATTACACCAAGAAAGTATTGATAGTCCTTCTTAGTTCTGTCTCGTAACATACTGAAATCATTGGATGTATAGTACTTGTCAACTAGTTGCTGTACTGTCTTCATCAGATTCTCCTGAACTTATTTGTTTTCTCGTTGAGTTCTTCAAACATTGCATCAGCCCCTATACCTAGACCAACAGGATGTACTTTACTTTGTACCTTATCCAGAAGGGCGTTGATGGCAAAGTTGGAGTCAAGGGCTTGCACTTCACAGCGCAAGTACCCTTCCATGCCCCGCATCCTAAATGTTATGCGAAAGGTTTTCATCTATAACTCCCCATTTCTGTGACACCCTGCACTATGTCCCATGCTGGGTCATCATCATCCCATACATCTACTGCGGTTACATCACATGATTTAATACCCTCTTTCAATAACCTATCTATGGTAGCAAATGCCGCCTCTTCTGAAGCAGCATATGTATCATAGGATAGGCAACCAATACACCACTCAGGTGCAAACTGTATTACATAACGCTTCATGCCGCAATCAACTCATTAAACTGCTTGCTTTCAATCCACTGTGCTACCTTTGCTTCACGCTGAAACATATTTACAGCCTGTGTATCGCCAGCAGTATTACGCAGCTTGAAACCATTACGCTCATCAGCATAGCTTGCATAGTTAGTGAAGGCAGAGTACAACGCCCAAGCATTGTGGCCTCTGGTGTTAGCTTCCTGCTCATACAAGCGCAGCATCTTGTCTGCTGTCTTGTCTGACTTCAATAAGGATTCAAGCATAGGCTTGACATCACCAAAGAAGATAGGCTTGTTAGCCCAGCCTTGCAGTCTTTCAGACTGTGCATAGAAGTCCTGCTTGCTACGGTTAAGCTGACCAATGAACCTGTCGAGGCTGAAGCCACTGGTGTTCTTGCGGCGTACCTTGTCATGCTCACCACGCACCATGCCATTGGTGCAGAAGAAGTCGATAGCCCCAAACAGTACCGTGTTAGAACACGTACCGTCCACACCATGTAATGCGATGATGCGCTGCGCTACCTCAGTCTCATGCTTCGGGGTAGTAATCTTAGCCTTGACGTTAGGCAGGGTCATGTCCATCATAGCCCAGCCATTGTGATGAGCATCACGCCATGTAATGTTGGCACCATCTACCTCAAGTGAGGAAAGGTTCTCTGTCACTGTGTCCATGACACTGCGGAAGAAGTCACCGTGTGATGCACAAGTGAAGTCCTTGCCAACGATAGCGATAGGTTCGCCAGTGTTACCGTCAATGACATACTTCTTGTCAGCGACACGAGTAGGCTCAAAGGTTACGTCAAAGTCTAAGTTCTCAGGGATATATTCTAGCATATCAATTCTCCTTTATAATATCATTAGTATTAGTGGTAGTATGGTAATCCACAGTATCAAGTCCATAGTTATACTCCTTATTATATAAGATGTCAACCGTGTTCCAACTCCTTCTGGAACTCAGTCCATGCGGCATGAAATACCTCGTTGAAACTGTGGTAGTTGGCATCCTCAAAGGCAGCAGACGCTACCTCAAAGATGTCTTGCCCACTCCACTTGACTGCTTGGGATAGCTGTATCCCTTTGATTTCATTACTGTTCATTATAATCATCCTCTTCAAATTTACAACGTGTTGTGTAGTATGCCATCATCATAGCAGCCATCTCTGGATAATATTCCCAATCAGGNTTACCACCAGAATCAAACTGATATTGAATCTCTGNGTCAAGTGCNACCANTATGGCGTTCACTTGTTTCTTTGGTAGTTTAAGCGTCATCATTGTCAATCTCCTTTACCATTCTACAGGGTAGAACACTTCTACCATGCTGTCACACTTAGGGCAAGTCAGTATCGTGACCATGCTAAACTCATCACCACGATGGTCATCAGCGTTGATGTCATGGTCATTGCCCCAGATTAGTTCTGTATCTTTACAGTGCCAGCAGTTCATGCGTCAATCTCCCATAGTTCGTCTACTTCTATGCCATCACAGATGTATGAGTAGTCGTAGTTAGGTATCTCAAACAGTTTTACACTGCCATCCTCATTGCGAATGTAATCATCCGCATCGTCATCCCATACAGCTACAGGCATATCCCATACCAATACGCTATATGATTTATCTGGGTCAAACATCGTCAATCTCCTCTACTGTAATCTCTGCATCATAGTCACCATCATATTCCTTCCAGTATACATCAGCATCGTGAAGGGCTATTTCCTCTGCATGTTCATGTG